AACCGCCTTGATGCAGATCCCGCCGGACTGGCCGCCGGTCCCGGTATCGATCACAGCACCTGCCACACCAGCCGAGGCGTCAGCCAACGCCGTTGCCGCATGATACTGCTCGTTATAAACCTTCAGATCCCCCGAAAGACTCATCTTTGCCATGGTTCCCCCCCCTACGCTACGGTAAATTTCGCAAACAGGCCGTTGGAGCCCTGGTTGTACGAAGTCGTGATCGGCACCTGATCCCACGAACCTACAGCCCTGCTGAAATTGGTGTCGTTGACCCCCATGCTCAAGGCATTGCCCTTGATGGCACGGATGTACTTCATGGTCATCGGATGCGTAATGATCCTGGTCACACCGTCCTCTCCCGCATGAGCCTTGGCAAGCATGTCGTCGATCATGTCTGCGGTCGGCTTGTGGGTTCCATCGATGTTTACAATCGCCCCGACGCACTTGGTGTTGTCCAGCAGGAAGTCGAGGTAGGATTTGAAGTCGGCACCGTAGCAGGTCACCCCGCTGCTGTTCTTGTACGCGCCGCCTCCGGAGAGCGGAAGCACATCGAACATCGCCCCCTGCCCAAACCCGTTCGGATCATAGAGACCGCAGAAATTGTCCTGCGTGAAACGCACAGCCATGATGGCATGTCCCGTCCCGGTTGCGCCGCAGCTCTCGATATTGCCGACCTGGTTGGCATATGCCAGGAACAGGGCGATCAACTTCTTCTCAACACTCATCGCGCTCTTGCGGATGATCATCGGCGCCTTGTCGGCAAGATAGCTCACAAACGGGTCGTTGCGCCCATACAGGTCGGTCAGCTTGTCCACAGGCGCTTCCATGGTGAAGCCGAGGATTCCCAGATCTTCAGTCTCAAGCTTCTTGGAGATGTCTGCACTCGGGAGAGGGGCATCCATCTCTACGAAGGCAGCCTCGCCGATCTCCTCGATCTTCTCATATGCATGATGCAGACCCTTGTTGGTCGGATAGAATTGTGCGACATCGAGCACCGGGCAATTGACCGTGATGTCTTCGACCTGCTGCGGCTGCGCGGTTGCGTACTGCGCGCTGATTTCTTTCAAGGTAGGCATGTGCTACTTCCTCCCCAGGATGTTCTTGAAGAAGGTCTTGGAATCGACCTTCGTGGTCGCGGGACCGCCGGATCCGGGAGCCCCGGTTTGGGCGATGCCTTTCTTCACCTCGGCCTCGGTATCCGCCTTCACCTTGGCAACGAGCTTCGCAAGCAGGGCTCCGCTCTGCTCAACTTCCTCCGCCGTGGATCCTGCAACCAGTGCCAGGTATTCCTCATCCAATCCGGCCTTCTGCAACTGGACAATCCGGTTCTGCTTGACCAGGTTGTCCTGCAGATCCTTAAGCTCGGCAGCCTTGCGTTCATCGTCGCTCATCTTCTGCCGTTCGGCATCCTTGCGGGCCTTCTCGGCTGCAGCTTCCCTTGCCTTGAGCTCGGCGAGTTCCTTCTTGGTCTTCTCGAGTTCCGTTTGGTCGGGACTCCCGGAAGCCGGATCTTTCTTCGGGTCTTCTTTCGGTTCGACCGTCGGCTTCTTGTCATCGGCAGCATCAGCGGGACCGCCTCCGGATCCACCATCATCAGCAGCAAGCATCAAACGAAAAAATCTTTTCATCAGGTTCCCTCCTTGGAACTTTTCTACTTTGTCAGATTCAAGAGTAGCATTTTGCAATCGACTGAAATCAAAGGGGTTTCTCCCCGATGCAGCCATGATTCCGGATGGCTCTTCGAGTGATTCCACCAAATATCGACGCAGAGGTGTTTATAAACGTTGATAAACAGCCTCTCTTGGAAAAGTGGGATAATCGGGCATCTGCCCCGGCCGCGTCCGCTACAGCCACGATTCAGCGTACGGCGGTTTTTTGCATCTGAAGCCATCGGTCATAGTCGATCCAAGGTACAATCCCGTCACCCCGCGTGCGCCGTTCGCTCGGGGGGAAGCCCTTCACCTGGCTTCTCATCCTGCAGCGGCAGTTGATATCGAAGGAGGCGACCCCGGAGTGAAGCGGGGCCGAGACGATGCCGATCGACGGAACATCCCACCCGCCCTTCTCCTCATCCCTGGGCTGCCCGTCCAAAGCGCCGTGCTCCGGCCGGGTCCTGCCGTCCAGGGTTGCATCCCAGATCATCTCAAGGTCGCATCCCAGTTCGACCGCCTTCTGGTATGCAGCGTCCTGCCCTTCAACAATCACCCGTTGTCCTTCCGTCCTGGCTACCGTCATGGTCCATGCGGCCATACCGCGATTGCCATAGATTGCCTTGACCTTCTTCATATCCACCCCGATATGGTTCGCGATCCGCCTGGCGAGATTCGGGTAGCTGTCACCCCTGATGACAGCCGTGCTGATGTCCTTGCGGATGGCGGCTATCGCTTCCTTCTGTGGCATCGAGAGAAGCTTGCTCTTTGCAAACATGTCATAGCTTCCCTTGACCGCTTTCTCAACGGCTACCTCCGGGACCAGCCCCCAGTTGAGTGACATCCCCCCAGCCTGATCGATCGCATAGGCATGCCGATAGAACGATGCCTCGTACATCTCGCCGGTGAGCTTTCCGGCATACTCAGTAATCGTCGGCACCTTGGTCCTGAGAATACGTTCTATATCATCCTGCAGGGCGGTCAGCCGGTTCGCCTTGCTCATTGCTGCATTGTCCAGCTTGCCGTCCTTAGCATACCTGTCATAGATGCGCTTGAGCTTCTCCCTGCATTCAAGAAGAACCTCCCCATAACTGGAGACAATCTCAAGCTCACCCTCATCCAATATCTTGGCTAGCTCGATTTGCGTGGTGCCGTACAGGCTGCGGAACAGGTTACGTTCCATACCCGCCCATTGCCAGTTCTGCATTTCGCTTCATGCCGCTTTCCTGGTCTTCCTTCAATCGCTTCTCTTCCTCAACGACATCGTTGACAATACCGGCCTGCCGCAGCTGTTCCAGAATGGTGCGCTGGCTGATGAACGGAGATGCGTTGACTACATTGTTGATGGTGGTGGTCGATTCGGCCGGAAGGTTGCGCTTCCACTTGACCGCAATCTTGTCGGCCTTGTACGGCAGCGCATCCTGCAGAGACATGGAAGCAGCATCTGTTTTTCCCTCAAGCCAGTTCAGGTAGTTGCAGATGAGGCGCAGCCTTTTCTGAAGCCCGTCGGTGAACCCGCTCTGCTTGTCCCCCGCGACCATGACCTCGAATGTCGCGTACAGATACTTCAGCGCTTCCCCGGACTGCTGTGCCAATGCGTCCCTGTCAGAAAGATTCGGGATGCCGCTCATGCTGTAGATCAGATCCTCGACCTTCGCTCTCAGCTTCTCCCGTCCGTCATATACATTGGGCTTGGTCAGATAACTGGCATCGGCATCCTCGGGCAGATCATCAAGCATCCGCATGCTGCGGATCTTGTCCAGCTGCTCGTCATCGAGGGTGGCATTCTTCAGTATGAACAAGGCATCGGCGAACTTGCCATCCTCATCGACGGCATTGGAAAGGATCTCGTCATGGGCATCTATGAGACCGAGGACTATCTCGATATCCCCCAGGCCTTCCTCATTGTTGCGGTATTCCAGTACTGGAACCTCACCAAAGAAATGGGGAATGACTGTAGGGAGACCAAGACCGCTTGTGGCATTGCGGACAAACCGCTCGATGCGGTCCTTGTAATAAACATCCACATGCCGTTCAGTATCATTGATCGTATAGTAGTTGATGCAGGCCCCCATGATCGGCTTGATCGATGGGATGTACACAGGAATCACCTGGCGTGCAGGGATCCTGTAGAATTGAGGCCTTGCATCTGGATTGTCAACGAAGAGGCATTCGAAAGCCGAGCCGTACAGCGCCTGCTCCCTTGCAAGCCGGATGTTCTCAGTCTCCTCGTCATTGTCATCAAAAATCGGGGTTACTTTCTCGGCCAGCCTCGGGTCGTCATCGGGATACTTGTAGGTTATGCAGCCTTCCTTGAACATGAAGCCCAATACATTCTTGATCAGCTTCCGCCCGAACGGGACCGGAATCTTATGGTTCCTGTCCTGGTCGAGTATGCCCCTGTTGCTGGCCTTGTAGTAGTCATCCAGCATCTTCAGCTGTATGTTCCACATCTCCTTGGCTGCAATCGCCCGGAGGATTTCCGTCTCGGTCAACCGGCCGTTGAAACTGTGCGTATAAATCGGAATCATAGGTTGAGCTCCTTCTTGATATTCCTATTGCTGTTCTTCTTGTGGGAAAGGGCGCTGGTACCGCCGCCACCCCGGCCCTCTGCCGCAAGCACTGCATAGTAGAGGGCGTCACACAGGTCGTCATAGCCGGCTGCGGGAAACCCTACAAGCTGGTCTATCAGGTCCTCGTTCCCTGGGCCGAACACGATGACCCCGTTCTCGACCATCGGGCTGATGTACATGAGCCGCTGAGCCTTGCTGCCGCGCCCCGGATTACGCCCGCGAAGCGGAAGATGTATGTGCTGCTCCTCAGCTTTCTCGATGACGTTCTTCTTATATATAGCTTGGAATGCCACGCTTTCCATCAGTGCCCGCCTGTATCGGAAAAGCTTGAAACGGTCGATGAGCCTGGCTGTGAAAGTCTCAGTCGATTCCTTCTTGCCATGAGAAGAGACGACATAGTATTTCTTGTCGAGCTTGTCCCTGCCGACATCGACGACTGCGCTCATATCGTGAGCACCGGTCGCCGGGTCGATACCCTCATACATTGCCAGGTTTGCCGGAATGTCGGAAGCCTTCACCCGGACAATCCAGGCAGCCTTGAATATGCGGTCCTCGTCGGAGAGAGGCCTGGACAGATACTCCTGGGCATATGCAAGAGAACCTAGGTCTGACTGCAATGTCTTGAGATCTTTCCAGCTGTAGCGCTCCGGCCAGAGCGGGGTGCCCTGTCCTCCGTCCTTGCCGGGGATTTCTGCAGAGAACCTCAGGCCAACCCAGTTCTTCTTGCGCCCTTCCTTGATGTCGGTGAGCAAGCGCGATGGAAGGTCGTCCTCGTTGGTTATGGTGTTGACGACGATGATCAGCGCCTCGGTACCAAGGGGCTGGATGGTGCGGTTGAACCAGCGCGAAACCTTGTCCCTGATGACACTGCTTTCTGCCTCGTTGTCCTTGAAGGTGTCATCGACGATGACCAGGTCAGGTCTGTTTTCCTTTTTACGTAGGCCTCTGAGCGAGCCCCCCTTGCCCCTTGCAGTAACCGCCGTACCGTTTGCAAGCGAAAGTAATTTCTTGTTCCAGGTGGTTCCCTGAAGGTTGCCGAAGTCATCGATGATGCGGTCGTTCTCCTCGATTGCAAGGCGGATGTTCTCCATCTGCAGCTGTGCGTCGTCACTGCTGGCACCCACGATGATGATGAACTTGGCCTTCTTGAAGAGCAGTTGCCAGAGAGGAAAGGCAAAGGTCATGCGTGTCGATTTGCCATGACCTCGCGGCTCCACATCGATGATGCCCCTCAGGTTCTTGGCCGCCCTGAAGGTGGACTGGAAGTCCTCTGGTACGATCTCGCGCAGCCTTGCAGCCTGTGCTTCAGTGAGTTCCCGGTTCTGGATCACATCGTAGAGGATCTTCTGGTACTCGGCCGCCTGGCAGAAAAAATAAGCAGGAAGATAATAGTCGCAGAAGAAAGTAAAATCCTTCTCAGCCCTGGCCTTCCTTGCCTCGCGTTCTGCTGCAAGCCGCTCATCCTCCACAGCATGTGCAAGGATGGGGTTTCTATCCATCAGCTCCTCGAGTGCGCTCTTCATTATTTATCCTTCACCTTCAGGCCGGCAATCGCCTTCCTTAGTCCTTCCAGCAATTCCGGATTGCTCTGCCCGAGTTCCTTGGCAAGTGCGTCGTAGACGGCCGCCTTGGTGTTCTCCACCCCGCGCTCGAACGACAGCCTGAATTGGGCCAGCTTCACCTGGTTGTTCATCACCGGCGCCATGGCCTTGAAGAAATCGGAGTCATCCTCGAATTCAAGGTCCTGCATGGAAAGGATGCGGTCGTAGAACATGTTAGCCACCATCGAGTTCGCAGCTTCTGCCAGCTCGACGTTCGTGCCTTTTACCGCGGTGACGATCGATCGTGCCGACTCTGCAGCGAGCTTGTACTTCTCGGCCTTTCGTTCGGCACCGGCATAACAACGTCTTACGGCCTCGCGGCTGATGTCATGTCCGGCCTGCTGCAGGCGCTCGGCTATCTGTTCATTGGTCAGGTGCTCCTCGTCATGAAGACGGACGATCTCATCGATGAGTCCCAACTGGTCTGCCTTGCTTCTGCGTCCCATGGCCTACCTCCGCACAAAGACACCGGCGTCGCAGACGGTGCCGTCAACCAGGTCCTTGCCGATCGGGGTGATCCGGTAGTTGCGGATCTTGTCGAACTGGCTGCCGAAGGGATTGGTAAGATCCTTCTGGGTGGCATACCCCTTGTCCACCAGGTAGGACATTTCCTTCTCGATGTCCTCGGTTTTCCAATATTCATAAAAGGTCTCGAACATGCTTTCCCTGCTGATCTGCTCGGGATAGATCCCGGCAAGGAAGAGTAGGATGTTCCCTCTCAACTCCTTCTTCTTGACAACAGCCAACTCCATCACTTTCCCCCTTTGGCTATCAGTTCTGCCAGATGCAATATGTTCTGGTTCACATTGTTCAATTCAGTCCGCCATCCGCCGAACTGCTGGAACATGTCTTCCTTGGATACCGTATGCTGCTGCAGATACGCAATCTTTTCGTTCTGAGCTGCATCGACCGCCTTCTGCTCATCCCTCATGCTGGAAACCATGGCCTTCAGCTCCTTGGCATCCTCACGATACTGTTTGAGCAGCATGATGATGACGATGAGCAGCAGGATGATCAGGGCCACCGGCCCCAGCTGGTTTGCTATCCCCAGGAAGTCCATTAGGCTACCCCGTCGTCATTTGTCGAGAACATCTCGGCATACAATCCATAACAGCAAGAGTATGGATAGTTGGTATGGCTGAGGTGAGGGCACTCCTTGCATCGGAGGCATTCGCACAGTTGCTCATCCAATGTCAGCCCATTCTCTTCAGCCGACCTGTCGACATATAGCTGGAAATTAGTCTTCTTCATACTGACGACTCCTTGGTCTCATTGTATTAAAAAACAAGCCCCCGGAATCCGATGGACCCGGGAGCGGAAATGTTGGATGGATTGATCAAGGAGGGTTGAACAGTACATAGGTGCCGAACAGCAGCGTAAGCGTAATGGTTGCAACAACAGCGATGTCAGCCTTCACTTTTGTCCACTTCAATTTGCGTTCTATAGTTGCGTATCCACTCTGCAAGGCGTCGATTGTTTTCGGCGAGCTGTCCAACGTTGTCTTGTCCTGACTCGACAGACTTTCCAATGCCGTCAAGCGCTGCCCTTGCTTCTCTGAGTTCTGCTGCAAGAACGCTATATCGCTCTGCATCAATGTGATGGAGTTCCCTAAGCTGATCGAGCTCTGCTTCACGCTGTCGAAGTCGTTCTGTAAGTCCAGCGTAATCCGCTCGTAGTTTTGCAAAATCTGCTGCAGCTGGAGCAGAGGCTCTCCTGCCCACAATGAAACCGGCGACGGCTGCAAGAACAGCAACAATCCAGCCAAGATGATGAGAGGAAAGCCATTCCTTGGTTTTGGCAAACACATCAGTTACCTCCTGCATTGAGGATGGGGCTGATATCAATGCCCTGGCGATTTGAATACCATTTCAATATCCGCTTTGCCCCTTCCATACTTACGAAATATTGGAAGAGGAAAATTGCAATGGTATGAATCAGGTACACCCAAACTGAGGCAGGCCTCAGCCAGGCCATGAAAAACAACAGCGATACGATGCATGAGAAAGCAAACCCTGTCAGCAACCCGAGCCAGGACGGTATATGCCATGGCGTGGAATCCTTCACTGTATCCTTGTTTGCCTCTGTGAGTTCTTCTGCAGGTTGCTCATGGGCTTTCTTAAGCTGACGCTTCAGCACTTCCATGAGAAACACGACGATCAATCCAGCTCCAACAATCGTCATCAAGAGTAATTTCAAGTCCATAAAAAATCCCCCGTTTGCTTACAGGGTAGCAAATTCGGGGGATGGGGATTCGGATACGAGTAATTGAGATATCAGTTGTGATTGTTGAAAGTACTAATCACAGAAACACCTTCATGGTTTTCAATAATCTTGGTTGTATTGGTTTTGTTAATGGTATGCATGAATGTATGATGCACTGTAAGAACCAAGTCCTGAAACTGGTTGTTTGCCTCAAGGTCATCTATCTTAAGGCCAATTTGTTTTGCCTTCTCTTTGCTAATGTGCCTGTCATGCATTTTCGAATCATCATGGTCGCTCAGTTTCTCAGCAACTTTCTTGGCTTCTGTACCACGTTGAGGCTCTGGAAGATTTGAGAACATATTCTCTTGCAGCCAATCCGTAACAATTTGCTTTGACATTTCAACAGCTTTTGCACATTCCCCTAGGAATGTAGGATGATACTTTCCGATTATCGTTGACCACATTGGTATTGAATGGGGCATATTCCTCGCATCATCAACAGCATGTCTGAACTCATCTATTACGCCTTGGGCAGGAAGACCTCTCATCTGAGGATCTATAGGTCCGATGCTAGATTGTTTACCCATGACAATCGAAGAACATGAACAAGCAATCATTGTTCCTGCACTCATTGCTATCTGAGGGACTATCGCTCGGATGTCATTGCCAAACATGCTTTTCAAATAATTGACGATACATTCAGTTGCAGCAAGACCACCTCCAGGAGTATGGAGAATCAGGTCAAGCCCTTTTGAGCGATCCATGTGATTGATTACAGTCATCAATCCATTGATATCGCTATCATTCACTTCTACATTGGTGACATCAGGCGGTCTATCGAGAAAGCCAGAATAGTAGGCAATGACGTTTCTGCCTGTATGATTGCTAAGTTCCTTAAGATACTTTTTCCTAACTTGATCCAATGGACTTACTGAACATTCCTGCAATTCGTTTAATACGTCAATCCAATTCGGCATTTTGAATTCCTATTAGGAGTTTTTGATATTGCTGGTTCTAGTAGTATGGCAATACTTGTACATTGTAACTTTCTGATAGGGTTCTTTTGAACAATAGGGCTGTTGCATGGACTTGGTCTCTGAAACTGGCTGTTTAGAAAACGAGTTGTCAAGCTTCAGGATCTTGAATCCTTCTTGAATTTCTCGGTTAGTCATAGATTACCTCCTGCTACAACATTGATTACTTCGTGATACGCAAGCGATTGATACAAAACAAGTATCATGATGCATCGCTGTGTATCCCTACGTACCTGTAGGTTAAAACTTTTACCTCGAGAAGTCTACAAATTTAACGCTGATTAACGTAATTTGTGCGCAAAGTTGCGTCAATGCTCACGAAACACTGCATTTTGAACGCAAATCGTTAAACAATACATCTGCGCATACGATAGCAAACTGTGGTCATTAAATCAAAGCATCAAGATAGACTGCATTACTGCGTCCAGCATCAGCCTTTGGTGTGCGTGATAGATAATTGAGGTATGCGAATCCTAATGAATCAGGAACATACAGGCTGATGATCGTTCTTTCGGTAACCCAATACGTATCAACATCATCCCAGTATTCCTCTATAGGCAGAAATTCTGGAGAATCAATCAATCCTAAAAGTGTGTTATAGTCCGGTTTGAGTCCATTTCCATATTTTGCGACCAATTGGTTTTTTATGCTGTGCAATGTATCAATGTTCTTCTGCTTGTAGTACTCAATCCTTGCGTTTATTGCCTCTTCTGTACTCCCTGGATAATCTGTGGCATATTCATAGTTGATGGAATATGAAGCACAAAAAAGCGAATTAGCATCACCTAGATAAAAAAGTAAATTATCAAAGTACGGATTCCCCTCGATGATGTATTCGCAATCAAATGATACCGCGTCATCAGGTTCTCTCCCTTCAGCAGCTATCACCTCTTGCATTGAATCACCCCAATTTGATTTGCGAATATCAGGTTCTTCATGAATTCCGGAAGCAAAAACTGGTACAAATGAAGTGATTAAACACAAACTTAATAAAGTTATAATGGCATGCTTTTTCATCAATTCCCTCTTTAGGTTGCTTAATAAGGATGGTGATGCAACCACGCTATTACTTTACCAACCAATGTTATCCTCTCGGCATCCACTGTTATAGGGTCGTATCTGTCATTCTCACTCTTGATTGTTACTTTTCTGTCAAATGGATTGAATGCAACCCGTTTTATATATACCTCGTCGTCAACCGTGATTACATAGATGCCGTCACCTTCTACCTCGCCACGAACGAATATTGCTATGTCCCCATCAAATAGTTGTATGCCGGTCATGCTGTCACCCCTAACCTCAGCCGCAAAAACGCGGTCCTTATGCCAGGGTTTGATGAACCGGCTGAGAATCGGGAGGCGTTCACCATCGATGATATCTGCTTGAGTCCAGGGTTGTCCGGGACCTGCTGATAGCTTTTGGGAAATGATTGGAATGGAAAGGCCTCCATCGGGGATAATTTCAGCAACAAACGATTTCTTTGTTGCTATAAAATAATTCGGCATAGATACAGTTTTAACCTCTTTTGACTCTACCTCTTGACTTTTCATTGATCCATTACCGGTTAAGAGCCAATTCATATCAAACCCATCTTGAGCTAATTTAACCTTCAATTCATCTGGAATCGCCCGTTTTCCTGTTTCATAAGGGGCATAAGTTGTTTGTGCAAGTCCATACCTTGCAGCAAAAACGGTTTGCGATTCTTGAAAGCTCAACCTTATTTGCTTTAATCTATCCCCAATCTCCATAAAATAACCTCTTTTGAATTGACAACTAATCTATATTGAGTTATCCTTGAATAGGTAAAAACTTTTACCTGCCTCAATACTAACACTGAATGAGGTTGGGCACAAGAAGGAGAGGAGTAGAGATGCCAAAGAACAAGGAAATTATTCCAGCAATCAAACCTTGGAAGTACGAAGATAGCGTGGAAACGGTTAAGCCGCTTGTAGCTCTATACAACAAGGTATCGCTTGATTTGGTCCGTGAGCTGTATGCGGCCAGGGAAGCATTGTCGAGCAGTGGATTCAGGTCAGACCTAACCTCGGACCAAATGGCCCGAGGTTCAGGCCCTGTAAAAATGGGTGAAAATTCAACATCAGACGAAGATTCCGTTAAAACAAAAGGAATTAACCTAGTAACAAATGTTACCAGGTTTCACACATTCAAAGATTATCTCGATGAAGTTGGCATAAACAAAATGACAGCAAACCGCTGGCTCGCCCTCTATTCCCCCCAGGAAGACAAGCTCTACACGCCTGAGGAAATGGACCAGAAGCTTGAGGAGCTTTTCCAGAAGATCCGTAAGATGCGGCTCAAGGAATACGGATGGTCTCCCGAGGGCTGGACCGAAGCGATGGAGCGCAAGTACAAAAAATGGCTGACACTCCAAACCACCCAGGAATCGATTCAGGATAGCGGGTTTTCACAGGCGGAGTTGTTCAGCCGAGAGTATTTTAACCTGCTGGCACGTCAGATGCAAGACGCCCCAACCCCTGCAGAAATCATCCGTTTCAATGATCTGTGTGACGCCTACTCGGGCAAGGTCACCAATGTGGTCAAGATCGAGGACCAGATTACCATCGTCCAGGTTGTGGAAAAGGCCCTTAGCCTGTTCTCAGCTGACAAGCGACCGTTGGTCGCAAGGTCAATCGCAAGCATCATCCAGGATCTGTCAATGCATATGGAGGAAGGGAAATGAAAAAATTCAACGGCCCAAGACCTAGAAATGAGATTACCAAGAATTTGAAAAAATATGGATTCTTCCTAGATACGACTCGATATGACGGTGGAAGCGACTATCTGGATTACAACCTCGGACACATCCTTGGGCAACCGGTTATGTTGTTGATGGTCAGCCCGTGGAACGGATGCTTCATCGCCATTGACTTTCACAAAGTCGTTCTTGCAACCGAACGTTCAGACCTCGATGGCACCCCTTGGTACGACGCAATCCTGGAAGCTATCTATCTGCCACTGCCTGAGAAGAATGCAGCAGCCAAAAAAAGCGACGCTCCGGAGGAAGCTGTATGATGAAAGGCTATATCCACACGTTTGTTGTCCTGCGTCTCAGCAAGATGAAGCTCAGTCAGTTGAAGCTGGCTGAGCAATGCGGCTGCTCTGTGACATTGGTCAATCTCATTTTGACGGGTAGGAAGATAAGCGCCCCAGTCCAGGCAAGGATTGCAGAGAACCTCGGGTTCCCCGACTGGAACATGCTTGAGAGATCGGCCGCTGAATTTGCACCTCTGCTTGATGTTATCTACAACAGGCCGACCTACGGTGAGGAGGCAGTTGTATGAATGATGGATGGATCAGTGTCAAAGCCCTGGCAGATGCCATGGGGAAAAGCCCTCGGACCATACAATTATGGCTCAAGAACAACCAGTCTATCAGATCACGGATGAAGGATGGCAGAAGCCTTGAAATCTATATAGGCTCACTCCCTCCCGAATGGCAGATGAAGGTGCAAGCTTCAACCCCTGCGATTGTAGCAAGCAATACAGCCGTTGCAACACTTGCAAGAAAGGCTGCGGTTTCTGTCGAAACCGCCCCTGCAACAATCGCCAATATTGGAGGAGCGCTTACAAAGTCCCAACGAAACCGGCTGCTCATCTCAGCAATGATTAAGGAATGCCCACAGGACCTTACCAAGACACAATGGATTGCAAAGGTTGCGCGGGTGTACGGGGTGAGTGTCTCAACGGTTCGCAGGATCGATGACGAAGTGACGACCTATGGAACCGTCCGGATGATGAGGAAATCCGGCAGGAATACCAAATGGGATCCTAAAGCGATTGCATACCTCAAATCCTTTTACCTACAGGCCAAGGCCGAGATAGGGGTCTGTTCGAAATCTACCGCCTGGAAGGCCTGCCAGAAGGAAGCAAGGCGGAACAACTGGGAGATCGGCAGCAGGTCGAGTGCATATCTCATCATGGACGATATCCATAAGTTGCTTCTTGAGAAGGCTGTTGGTGGCCGCCGTGCCCTGGACAATGCAATGTACATTCTCAGGGATCTCGAATCACTCAATCCATTCCAGGTTGTGGTTGGCGACCAGCACATCTTCGATTACTGGATAGCGGATTACACCACAGGCTCCATCCGCCGACCTGAATGCTATCTGTGGCTGGATATGAAGACACGGCTTGTCTATGGTATCGCTTTCGCTGAGAACCACTACAACTCAGGCACTGTCCGTGACGCATTGAGGTTCGGCCTGTATCGCTTTGGAAAGCCCGATTGTACCTACAACGACAACGGCAGCAGCGAATGCAGCAAGGCGATTGCAACAATGGTTGATGACCTGCTTCGTGAGGGCATCAGCAATAAGGATGTATCCGACCTCTATAGAGCTGCGGATGGGACTTATGTGATAGCCGACGAGGATGATGAAGCAAAAGCAAAGATCATCGACATTGCCGGTTCAGCCGAAGAATGGAAATCCAAGCATAGGCGCATCTACGCCAATGTCAAGAACGCGAAGACAAAACCGATTGAGCGATTTTTCCGAACCATCGAGGAAGCCCTTGACGCAAAGATGCTCCCCGGGCGATGCGCCACACCTGGAGCCTCCGCCGCAATCGACGAGGTCGAGAGGGCGAGGCTTGAGAAGCAGAAGGAGCGATGTGAGCTGCTGACCATAGATCAGTTCATCAAGGTTGTTGTGGAGGTGATCCTTGAATACGAAGGCAACCGTCATTCAGCATTGAAGATGTCCCCTCGCAATCGGCTTGAGAAGGACTTGGCAGCTGGCTTCCAGCTCAAGGAATACGAGAAGAAGGATCTATACAAAATCGAGTTGATCACCGCTGACCGCAAGACGGCCAAGGTGGAACGAGGCAGGGTCCTTGTAAATGGAATCTGGTACCAGGGCGAGGACGTCGCTTCATCTGGTACCGAGCTACTTGATACAGGATTATGGAGTTCCGAGGGCAAGAGGCTAGAGGTCAGATACTCCAAATACACGGGGCTTTGTTATGCGATTGTAAACGGAGAGGCCAGGAAACTGGAGCCGGTCAAGAAGGTTCCGATGCTGGACAACTCGAGCATGCTGGAAGCTCTCGCCTGGAAGAACCGCCAGATTACTGCAGTCACCGAAGTGTTCAATGCAATCACCAAAACCATCGGCTCCGTTGCCTATAAGCCTGCACTTGAAGCTCCTCAGCAGGACGCAATTCAACAGCAGATTGAACAAATTCATGAGGAGGATCCTGTACCCGTACACCGGGCGCTGCCGTTTCTCCCAGTCCACCACACAGCTCATGAAAGGTACCGTTGGTGCCTCGACATGATAATCGCCGGGTGTCCGCTTTCCGACAAGGATAGAGCTTGGGCACGTCAATACCGATGTTCCCAGGAATACGAAGAGTACGTGGATTACTGGAGACACTATGAGTCGCAGATCAAGGAGGAAATCGTATGATCACAATGAAGCAGGCAATCGAAAAGTCCGGAATGAGCATGAACAAGGTCGCTGACATGCTCGGGGTATCATCCAGCCAGATCAGCCTTGTGGCATCCCACAACTATACCGGTTGGGAGCAGCGCGAGAAGGAGCTGATCGAGTCGATGGTTGCCAAGGGACTCCTTCGCAAGGAGGATGCCGACCTTGAACCGCTAGGCTCTATTCCATCCAGCAACCTCCGTGTTGACCCGTATCGCTTCATCATCACCCAGAATGTGATTGCGATTGACTCCCTGGCAAAGGATCTGCTCGACCCGTCCACCACTCTCAATGCATCGATCGGTGTTGTCATGGGCCATGCCGGATATGGAAAGACCACGGCCATCCAGCACTTCTGTGCTGTAAACGATAGGGCCATCTACGTCCTGTATGTCGAGGGCTACACCCTGAACATGCTGCTTCAGCAGATCGTCAAGGAATTCAAGGCGGTTCCTGAAAGGACCTTCGCGAAGAACATGGAGACAATTCGTGCTGCCACTGCCGTCTACCGTCGGCTGATCGTAATCGATGAGGCGGACCGCCTTCCCATCAAGTACCTGGAATCACTCAGGGGCTTGAACGAGACCTGCGGAGTTCCTGTGATGCTCGTCGGTGAGCACACGCTCAGTGCCAAGATGTCCTCCCTTCCGAGGCTTGAATCAAGGGTTAGGTCAACACCGGTCGTCTTTGCCCCGCTCTCGAAATTCGACGTGGGCGTGTTCTGGAAGGATGCGGTCGGCATCGATCTTGGGGGCGATGAGAAGATGAAGGAGCTGCTCCTGAAGCGATGCAGAGGCGACTTCCGGATCATGGTCAACGATGCCCACAGGATTGTCTCTGCCATGAATGCGTCCGGACTCAGGGAACTCACCAAGGAGGTAACCCTTGCTGTTAAGTAAGGATGACAGGGCCCTCCTGTTCGGTACTCCGGTCTTTGCCCGGCAGCTGTTGAAATACATCGACAGTGCAGGCAAGGCTGGGGTTGCCAGGAGCCAGATGCATGAGGTCTTTTCAGACGTCAAGCGGAACACCTTCGATTATGCGATGGCAAAGCTGCTCAAGCAAAATGCCATTGAGCTGGTCGACGGCCAATATAGGTCCACAGGGAACGTGGTGGTAATCGCTGCGAAAGCCGACCGGGCATGGAAGGCAGCACGCATCCTTCACACGTTCACAGCCAAGCAGCTGGCACTCACTGCTGATGTCCCTATCCGATACGCAATCGACCTGTGCCAGACCTGGCTTACGGCACGGTTCATCAATCGCATCGGATCCATCAACCGAGAATCCCTCTACAGGATGATATCGAACGAAATTACACGGCCTGTAATGTCGAGGCCGAAGGAGTCGAAATGAGTCGAAATACATTGATTTCAAGAATCCATCTGGCGAAGCAAAAAGCACGGGTATGCACAGATTGCGGCCGCATCTTCTTTGGTTCTGATTGCAGCTGCGGCAGCGAATTCTCCAATCCGATGCGTGACCAAAAATACCGCGACTTGATCTTCGAACTTACCGGCGAACAATCCTGTACGACCATGACAGAGGACCAGCTTCGGAAAGTGGATCAGCTGTTCGATCGCGCCGGGTTCTCCAAGGCGTACCCCTACAATCCCCCTCCTGGGAGAAAAGAGAAGTATGCCGTTATACGCCAGATCGAACGCAGAGCAAAGGAAGTGCTCGGTAAGGGATGGGATGAACGGGTGAAGGGCTTCTGCCTGGCAACCATCAAGAAGAAGGAGCTGCATCAGCTCAACCCCGTTGAATTGAGAAAGGTCATCGGTTGGATAAACCGATTGGATAAAAAAATGAAAACTGAAGGAAGGAAAGAAGATGAAAAAAGAAGTTGACGGGAAGACCTATTACCAGAACAGCCAGGGCAATTTGGTCCCTGAGAACATGATTAAGCCGTATGACTTGATCAAGGACCAAACCGTAACCTTGTGTTTCGGCAAGGTGATGGCCCTCAGGCAGCAGATGGTGGAAACCAAGGTCGATGTCATGACATCGATAGCCGAGCTGCAGCAGGTGTTGGCCGCCCAGTACCAGATCACTCTTGGGGGCAGGAAGGAGAATGTGTGCGTCACATCCTTCGACGGTTCGATCAGGATCATCATCGCCATGAATGAATATCAGTCTTTCGACGAGAAGATCCATATCGCCAAGCAGGTGATCGACAGCTGCATCGAGCGGTGGTCGGAGGGTACCAATGCCAACCTGAAGGTGATCATCGACCAAGCGTTCGCCATCAACCAATCCGGACATATGGACATCCGCAGCATCGTGAATCTCCGCAGGCTCAACATACAGGATGAGGAATGGGCCAAGGCGATGGACATTATTTCAGACAGCCTGCAAACGGTTGTTTCCAAGCAGTATTTCCGCGTCTACAAGCGCGACTGTGATGGCAAGTATCAGATGATCAATCTCGATCTCTCGAGCATGTAGGAAGAAGGTGGTGCGTGTGGACGATGAACTTGACTTGCAGATTGGGATTCCCTCATCCGAGCAACTGCTGCGGAACGCACTCCAGGACGGTTGCAGATTCTTCAGCCGTCGCGAGACTGCTGTAATCCTGGGGATTAAGCCTGGCAAAGCGGGCGACCTGATGAAATATTGCCGGTTGGATGCCTTCTGGATAGGTGGGGAATATCGGGTTCATTGGAGTGCGATTGCTGATTTTCTCGAGAACCTCGAGGATATCCGTCAACAATATCTGGGTTATTTGTCGTTCACACAATCACGGGAAGTAAGAAAGTTTTGGAAGGTCAGAAGCTTGATGCGCAATGGCTGCCAGATAGAGAAGGCAAGGATTCTGCTCGAAAGGCAGAATGTCAAGGACTGGCTTATTTGGCGCATTGCAGACAGGAAGCTGCAAGGCAGGCATTTCAAGGCACAAGAGGATGAGATCAGGGATTATTACGATATCCCTGGCATGGAGTTGCCTTCTATTGCTACCTGCAGGCAATGGGCCATTCTGATCGGTACGAGACCGTCTGTTATCGGTCATCCCTTAGATTTCTTAATCTCCTACCCTGAGATGTACGACTGGCTGGTCGAGAGGGAAATCATTAATCTACCCGTCTTTCAGACAACCACTCTACAAGGACAGAAAGAATCGACAAGCCCCTACAAGCAGCTGTCACTTTTTTAATGGAGGAAGCATGAATTTAATACGTGTTTTTGGATTGTTTATTTTTTTTTCCGGCAGTGCCTTATTGATGATGGCCTGCTTGTTTCAAGTAAGAATCTACCGTGTAGGCATGTCGCTCTTTGTCCTGGGAACAACCATGGTGATGCTTCCCATGGCTGTGGCTTGAAGGCGGTTGGCTGTGAGTAGAAAGAAGATGCTTTATTTCACCCGCTTTGGGGTTGGAGAGAGAGTACAAGTCATTGCCAAGTATAGACCACATGCAGGATTGATAGGGACCATCAAGAGGATTCTTCCTGATCAAAGATGCAGATACTTCATTCTATTCAGCAACGGCAATGGTTGGGCGTATTGCTCTGAGGCTGAGCTTAAATCTGTACAGGGAGTTGGAGAATGAGTACCAGGACGCTCGACAGCAGCAGCCTCTGGGCTGGGCTCTGGATTAGATGGCGTGGCAAAAAGGTTTTCTTGATTGCTGCAATTAGTGAAGCAGGAGGCTTGTATCAGGTCCACTACGACTACAAGGGGTCTACCTACGTTGATCTGGATGTGCCTGAGCAGGAGATTGGAAAAGCCGTTTTAATCGAGGTTTAAACACCTCAAATGGCTTTCGAAACAAGTTTAAATCACGTTTATACGATGATGAAGGAAAAGAAAAATGAGGGAGATTATTTTCAGAGGCAAGTCGGTTAACGATGGGAAATGGCATGAAGGATCATACATCTCCATGTTGAAAAGAGAATATATCGCTGATGTTCAGTTCCATGACATTGAGGAAATCAAGATTGAAAAGGCCATGAATGAAGTGGATCCAGAAAGCCTTGGCCAGTTCACCGGAATCATTGACAAGTATGGTACCAAGATATTTGAGGGCGATATTTGCGAGCTTACTTATCCTTATGAAAATGACAGCATGGTTGAGACAGTGGTGGTCGTTTGGAGTGACTTTGGACATCGATTTCAATTGAAAACACCAAAGGGAAACGCGCATTCGTTTTGTGGCAACATTGCGTTCAAGATTATTGGAAACATTCTTGATGATCCAGAATTACTAGTAAATTCTGAGAACCAAAGGAGAATGGGAAATGCCTAAGAC